GCCGAGATGGGCGGCTTTGCTGCCCTTGAAAGGGTTGAAGTAAAGATTTGCCGGGCTGATGCTGGCTGCTTTAACCGACGTTGAGCCAATGGCTGGATCGGCGTGATAGTCCTCATTGGACATGCCGTGATAAACGCCTGCTTTCATAATTTGCTTCCTGTCAGAACGGGCAGCCGGTGCGGTGATCCCAGTCATGCTCTGCCTGGGCGTAAGCCACTGCCGAAACGAAGTCGTTGTATGCTTCGGCAGCTTTATCGCTGCGAAGTCCTTCGTATGGGCTGGAGTCGATCGGAACGGAGAAGTGAAAGAGGCCGGACGGCTCTTTTGGCATCATGTCGATGATTTCCTGCGCCCGGTCGTCAATCCACTTCTCTTTCTCGTCGGTTAACTGCTGCTCGACCCAGCGACGATCCTCTATGTGGTCGTATGCGCGATATGCGGCCATGGGTTACTCCTGAAATCTGCTAGTGCGTCACCCGGCACCGATTGGCTGCCAGATGTGAATGGGGTGGGGGATTACTTGCCGAGGGCTTTAGCGATGGCGGCGCGGGCTTCTAACAGCGCCGGATTATCAATGGATGCTTCGTGCTGATATGCTTCCACCATATTGTGCAGTGCTTCAAGTAACTCTGGAGCGGCGGCAATGATGTTTTGGTTTGCCGCCTGAATCTCTATTTCTGGGTCAAATTCGATCCACGCCACAGGTATCACCATTCCGTAAGATTGGTCATCATCACGGCTAATCGGACCTACCGATCGAGAGGTTTTATCTGCAACCCATGGTCCAGGCGTTCCGCTAAACTTGTCCATTACAACCTCCACGCTTATATCTCGGTATGCCCATAGCCACGCGCATCTTTTCCATGGCTCGCTGCCAGAGCTTCCCGTCGCCAAGAACCTGAGCTATTGCCAGCTCTCCCTGGGCGATCTGTAACAGGTAATGATTGATGGTCATGATTGTTTCTCCACCTGCTCAAGCAACCCGGCCAGCTGCAATTGCTGACGGTTCATCGTGAATGACTCGCGCGGCTTATCGACTGAACTCAGGCGCCACTCGTTATCGTTTAACTTCGATGCGGTGTACTGCTTGCCGTTGTGTGTGACTGTCATGAAGCCTCCAGCTTAACGCCAGGAACCTTTCCTGCCTTGATTGCGTCATACAGCGCCTCAGCAGTGCTCTTAAACAAGCGATGCTCTCCAATCACGCATGGGTCATAATGCAGTGCGTTGATGAAAGCGTTTTTCTTACGGTCTTCTTCCGTGATTGGTGAGAAATCACCGGGCTCTCCTGATGATGCCAGGTATCCAATATCTACCGTTGCACCCTTATCACCTGAATAGACAACCACGCCCTGTGCATAGCGAGATTGCTCATCAATCCAGAAGTTAACCTCTTGCCCAATTTGCGGGAACTTGGAGTCTCCCCATGCGAAATTACTTTGCATAATCATCTCCGCCCTTAAGCCGGGCCGCTGAACGTTTAAAGACCTCGCACCATGGCGATTCGCGATAATTTTTCTGCGGTGGATAGCCGCTCTCATAACGTGGCTCACTCGTAAATGAACCTGGGTATGAGGTAATAAAAAACCCGCCGGAGCGGGTTACTTGATGAGGTCTGCTGCGTATTCGAGGAGGTATAGCTTCGGGGCAAGCCAGATTTTTAGCCACGTCAGGTCTGATAAAACAAGAAATGACGTGACCGTATACAGGAACATAATGATGCCAAAAAACACTGATGAAGCACTGATAGTGCCGTCTCGATCCCAGACTAATGTAGGCTTGTATTTTGGTTTGCCGCGGTCCCATGAATATCCTTCTTCGCCATAAACACCGACCTGCTCTCGCTTCATCATTACCCTGAAAAATTTAACCGCAATCGGGATAGTCGCCATAATAACCAGTGTGATTATCATGCTTTTGGTGAATTTCCATACCAGCAACTGGTGTACAACATCCGGGATCTGCGCCTGACTGAATGACACCGCAGCATCGATGCCATTCGCCGCCTTCTGAAGCAGCTCAACGAGAATTTTGTTCGCTTGTTCGTTCATTCTTACCCTCTGTAGTTACCCTGTAAAAAAAGCCGCGTTATGCGACCTTATAGAAGTGGACTGCACTCTGGCTTTCCAAGCACGACGACCCTGGACACTCTCTCCAAGAATTCAGCGGTAGCCTCGGCAGCGCAATAAACTCGCAGTCTGTCTGAATGCTCTCTTACACCGATATTGGTTATCTTGGTTCCGAGATGCTTTTCGACAGCTCGGCCAGCCTCTGCCGATGACCATAAAGACCCTTTGAACGTCTTAACTCGCCTTGCCTTAATTCGCGGGAAAGTCACGGATGGCTCCATTACAGGAAGTGCCATAACTCTCCCGCCAAAACCTTCTGTGCTACCTGGTACGTGGTGATAGATGCTAAGCAACCCATCACATTCGGAGTAAAAAACACCTCCCGGCAATTCGTGGTAGATATCGAATTTGCACTTGTCTACCACTACACCCAGGCAACCCTTTGGCAGAGGAGATGCGGAATGCATTGCCGTGGTTCCAAGGTTGTAAATCTCGATGCTGTAAATTTGCATCACCACCTCTCTGTTTGTTTACCGTTAGCCCCTGGGGATCTGGTTGAAATGCTGCCGACGTGCATCGCGTATCTTCTCCAGCTCGCAATTCTTAGCGGCCTGGTGATATCTGCTGATGTGGCATACCGGAGTTCTCGGATCGAAGTCACGACCGCATACTGGGCACTTGATGCTGTTCTTCATAAGCCACCTCAGCGAGCGGTGACTTGCTTGGACTTGCGGTAACCAGCTGCGAAGATAGCGACTTCTGGCAAGCAGCTCGCGCCGCCGGTGTTGCTTTCACGAAGGCTACCCAGCGAAGTGGCTCGATCTACTCGTGACATATCATGTTTTCTTTCCTGTGACGCGTTCTGAGCAGCCTCAGCGCGTCGCTTAGCCATCAGCTCACCACGTTTCAGATAACGCCGTGTAACGCTGTTGCTTGCGATTAAAGTGGTCATACATCCTCCAGTGGTTGCTTTAGCGATTGGATGGCCGGTGCTGATCTCCGGCTTACTGGTTAGAGCGCCCGCACTACCAGTGACGCTGTCTTGAGGCGCAGATTGGTTACTGCTTGCCATGAGCGCTGTGAATACATCGGTCGAACATCAGCCTGTTCATTCATCCAATCCCAAAGCAACTTCCTTTGGTCTCCCACAAGGGCGGGAGAAATTACCCCATCATGTTAAAGAGCTGAGACTTTGTTCCTTGTCTCGGTGGCGCGTCCTGCTGATGGGTTAAATTTACAAGGTAGTTTGTATTGTGTCTACAAGGAATATTGTATTTTTTGGCGTGAAAAACAAACTCCATTGTTTTTAAACGGAAAATAGTTTGTTTTTATTTTTGGAACGGGCTTTATGAGGGTTGATTATCACATGTGCCAGCTACTTTGCCGACAAATGCCTTTGTTGATGTGATCTTGTGAAATCCAGGTATGTTCATGACCTTAGAGTAAATAACTCTTTTATCTAATGTTACTGACCATGTTTCAACGGTAATACCACCACCGGATTGGAAGCTGCCAACCATGGTGTCGCTTGATAAAGGAACGTAAGACATTTCAGAGACGGGTGATCCATCCATCTTAGTCAACGCTGCCTTGTCACCATTGATGATCATCTTGAAGGCCGCACCCGTCATTGCATCATCAATGAATTCATAACCATCTTCACTGAACGCAGATTTACCCTGGAGTCCTGAGATAACCCAGCAATCTGCGTTAGCCAAAGGTGACAGTAAAAGCATAGTTACGGCAATTATATGTTTTTTCATATGAACTTGACTCTGGCTTCCACAACCACACCGATGATTTTACAGTTCCCATTAATTGGCATCATAGGCCATGCAGGGTTCAGTCCTTTTAAATATTTCTGGCCCCCATCAATGACAAGCTTTTTGAAGGTTGCCTCATTAGCATCAAGTATTTTAGCAACTACAAGACTACCGTTAACCGGCTCCCTTCCCGTGTCAACCAAGACAAGATGACCCTCCGGGATACTCTGACCAACTGGAGATGTCATTGAATCACCTTCAACACGGAGCCAGAATCCATCACCTAGCATGTGAACATCGCTATTATACCACTCTTCAATCTCTTTAAGATTGTAAGGCTCACAAGCTTCAGACCAAAACCCTGCACTAACCGCGCTAATCACCGGATATTTTCCCTTTGAAGTATTTGGGCCAACATACTCAACATTGGCATCAGAAGATCCATTTAAAAGCCAATCAACGCTAGTGCCTAATACATTCGCAAGCTCCGGCAGAAATCGTGGCCGCTTGGTTTTCCCATTCTCCAGCTGCTCAATAGATTGCTGTGTCGTCCCGACTCTTTCAGCCAGCTCAACCTGGTTAAATCCAAGTTGAGTTCTTTTGCTTTTAACCCTGGAAGAAATACTCATAGCCACCTCTGTAAATTAACCTCCATGTTTACAAGAAAAACTGTAATTGACAAACAAGTTACTTTGTATGAAAATACAAGAAAGTTTGTAGAAGGAGGTGTTATGCAAACTCTATCGGAACGACTCAAAACAAAACGAGTGTCCATGAAAATGACCCAAACCGAGCTTGCTACGAAAGCCGGGGTAAAGCAGCAATCAATACAACTGATTGAAGCTGGAGTCACAAAGCGTCCTCGTTACTTGTTTGAGATTGCAACAGCTCTGAACTGCGACCCCATATGGCTGCAGTACGGAGAAAAAGACGGCCAAGCCGCTTAATCAACCCCGCTCTTTAACATCGCTGCTCATCCTCTCCGCCCATGTGGAGATAACAAAAACGCATCATTGGGTGCGCATTCAACTTATTCAACACAAAGGAATTATCACAAATGGATAACACAACCACCCGCAACAAAGATCAGGCTCGAAAAATTGAGTCCTGGATCCTGAATCAGATTGCCATTCGCGGCGCTTCTAACGTTGCAAAGGCATTGGGAATGGATAAGTCGGGAATTACCCGCTGGAAGGAAAACATGCTGCCGAAGCTGTCGATGTTACTGGCAGTTCTGGAGTGGGGAGTCGTGGATGAAGACATGGCAAGGCTGGCAAAGCAGGTTGCTGAGATTCTCACAAAAGAAAAACCCCAAACGAGCGGTAACTCGTTCAGGGCTTAGGTCACTGCGTTACGTCAACAACAGTAAACAGGTCTAATTATGACAAAACCACTCAGTCCTTACCAGGACAAATTACACAAAAACATACTACGTGATCGCTTCCTGTCCAGCTTCAAGCAGCCTGGTCGATTCCGGGCTGAGTTGGAGAAAGTGAAGCTGATGCAGAAGGAGAAAGGTCATGAGTAACGTATCAAACTTAGCCGAAGCCAGAGAGGCCAGAAGGCTCCAACAACCGCACACACAAGGCGGTAAGGGGTTCGCCTTGCTTCACCGTAAAATCATGGATGTGCCGTTCTACAAAGACCCTGAAGCGGCCCATTTGTGGGTACACCTGATCCTTAAAGCCAAGTATGCACCTGAAATGGTGATGACCGACCTCGGAGAAAAACTGGTGAATCGCGGACAGATTCTAAGCGGACGCAATGCACTGGCATTTGAGACCGGGCTTAAAGCATATCGCGTGCAATACCTTCTCAGGAAGTTCCAGAAGTTGGGCATGGTTAGCTGGATTTCCCATGGGAAATTCTCTGTTTTTACAGTCGAAAAATATGACGATTATCAGTCAAATTCTGTACCAGCAGATTACCAGCAGATTACCAGCGCAAACACAGGCACACCAACGCCTGCGAAGCAACCTGTACCAGCAGATTACCAGCAAATTACCACAGATAAAGAAGTTATTAATATCTCTTCTACTAACGTAGAAGAGAGTGCCGTAGCTGCTCGAAAAACTGAAAAGAAAAAATCGTCTCTCAGTTGTCAGGATGTCGTTAACGCCTACCACGAAATAATCCCGGAAGCGCCCAAGGTCAGGGCGATGAATGACAAGCGTAAAAACCAGATCCAAACCTTCTGGCGGAAAGCTGGCGTGATTACTCGTCAGTTAGATGGTCATGGATTCACCCTGGAAGACTGGAAGTCCTACCTGAACTACGTGGCGACAAATTGCCGCTGGATGTTTGAGGAAAGACCAAACCATCAGCGCGGAACCGTGTGGCACAAGAAGGGCTTTGACTTCCTGCTGAACGACAACACCTACCTGAAAGTTCGTGAGGGAGACCATGATGACCGTTGATTTCGTGACCGTACCTCATAACCCGGAAGCAGAGCAGAGCGTGATTGGCGGCCTGATGCTGGTAGGCGATAACAACGAACGCGCCCAGCAGGTGCTGGCAATGCTCAAGCCTGAGTCGTTCTACAACCGGCCGCACCAGGTGATATTCACCGAGATGCGTCAGATGTATCGCGAGAACAAGCCAGTCGATGCGCTTACCCTGTTTGACTCACTGGAAAGCAAAGGTCTTGCGGAGCAGGTCGGTGGGTTTGCTTACCTGGCAGAGATTGCCAAGAACACTCCTAGCGCTGCAAACATCGTGGCCTACGCTGCGTCCGTTCGTGAAGCTGCCATGGAGCGCTACGGCATCCAGCGCCTGACCGAAGCTACCGAGTTGCTCTACTCCCGCAACGGCATGAACGCCACTCAGAAGTTTGACGCTATCCAAGCCATTTTCACCCAGATGTCAGATCACTCGAAAACGGGAAACCGCCGTGGACTCAGGACGTTCTCTGACGTGATGGAAGACTGGGTGGATGACCTTGAGAAACGCTTCGACCCGGCAGGCGAGCAGCGCGGACTGAGCACCGGTATCCCGTCTCTGGATCGCTTGCTGGCTCCTAAAGGACTGGTGAAGGGTTCCCTGTTCGTGATCGGCGCACGTCCGAAGATGGGTAAGACAACCCTGTATAGCCAGATGGCAATCAACTGTGCCATTCAGGAGAAGAAACCCGCGCTGATGTTCAGCCTCGAAATGCCTGACGACCAGATCCTTGAGAAGCTGGTCGGGCAGAAGTCCGGCGTGAACCCGAGCATTTTCTACATGCCGGCCACCGAAGACGCGGACGATCAGTACCAGGGAGACTATGACGGTGACTTCAAAAAGGCCATGGGTACAGCGGCTCGACTGAGCGAGCTTGACCGCCTCTACATCGATGACACGCCGGGCATGACGCTGGCTCACGTTGTCGCTGAGTGCCGGAAGGTGAAGCGCCAGAAGGGCGTTGTCGGGATGGTGCTGGTTGACTACCTGACGCTAATGACCGCTGAGAAGGCCGACCGTAACGACCTTGCCTACGGGATGATCACCAAAGGGCTGAAGAACCTCGCTAAAGAGCTTGACTGCGTCGTGGTGCTGCTTACTCAGCTTAACCGTGATCTTGAGAAGCGCGTCAACAAACGCCCACTACCGAGCGATTCACGCGACACAGGCCAGATTGAGCAGGACTGTGATTACTGGGTTGGTATTCACCGTGAAGGCGCTTTCGATGACAGCGTTCCGCCATCAGAAACAGAGTTAATTCTGCGCCTTCACCGCCACGGCAGCACCGGCACGATTTACTGCAATCAGGTCAATGGCGCCATCTACGACTGCGATCAGGTGGCTGAACAAGCGCGCCGCCGCGAGCATGAAGCGAAACCGACTAAGAAGGGTGGATTTTAATGAACACAGCCAAACAACTCCTCGCAGCATCACATTACAGCGAGTTTCCTGAAACCCTCATGACGCTGGAGCTATGCCGCGCCGCCGCCCGGGCTGACGGTCGCAAGATTGGTGAATCACTCCGGGCCTGCGCGAAGGTGAAGGCTCGCCAGGCGAATAATCGCAACCTCTACAACACGCTGATCGAGATGTCCCGCAGCCAGTTCCCGGAAGTGCAGATGACCCGCATCCGTGGCTGTGTTGACCGGATGGAGAAAGCGCTGGGTCGTGAGATGCGCGAGCTGAATATCACAGCAGAAGACGTCATCGAATTTAGCGAGGCGGCGGCATGACCAAAGCCACACGCACAGCTAAACCTTTTAACAACCTATTCAATCAGTGCCTGGCATCAGTGCGGGGCGGGAGAGCATCAGCATGAAAATTAATACCTACGCAGTGAACTGCAATGACGCCTGGTTAAACACTGAGGGCGATGATATTTCCGGTTCATACGTTAAGTACAAAGACCATCAGGCTGTGGTTGCCGAACTCGAGGCCAAGTGCTCGGCGCTGGCTGAGGAGAATATGGCGCTAAAGGAGTGGAGTCCTAACCCACATAGCACCTCAATGTGGGAAGCTATTGAGAAAGCTGAGGCGCTCATGGATGACGGTATGCCAGAGCTGGCGATGGTGGAGGCTTTTGAAATTCTCAAGATGAAGCGAACCCCGGCTACCGACGCCTTCCTGGCTGAAGTGCGCGCTCAGGGTGTGGATGCTGCTATCGAGCACTTGAGCAACAAATTCGAAGGCACTGGTCACATCGGCGTGCCGGTAATGGCGCTCGAATGGCTTGCTTCCCAACTTCGCCAGGATGCCAACACCCGAGAACTGGTAGCCGCTGGCATTCTCATCCGCATCAACGGGGAGGGGTGAGATGGCTAAGTTGACCAAAAATCAGCGCGCCGAACTGCGAGAAAAGTTCGGTGGCCGATGCGCCTATTGTGGGTGTGATCTGAGCGATAAATGGCATGCTGACCATGTTAAGCCGGTAATTCGTTTTGATGGGCAAATGCTTCATCAGGAACGAGACGAAATCGACAACATGGTTCCCGCCTGCCATCCCTGCAACCTGCATAAGCACTGCAATAGCCTGGATGATTACCGCCGAATTATTGAGGATGGCCGCCGTGAGTTTCTCAGGTCAGGCAAAGGTAAAGCCCTGGTGCGAATGGGGCTGGTTGAGATGAAGCCAGACCCGGTTGTGTTCTGGTTCGAACAGTATCAGGGGAGGGCTAACTCATGACATTCACCAAAGAAGAGCAGATTCAGGCCATTTACAACTTGAAGGTCGGTTACACGCTTGGTCACGCCGATATCGCAATGCTGAAGTCAATGGCCCGCCAGCTGCTTGCTGGCATGGAGCAGGAGCCGGTAGCGTACATGTACAAAGATAATCTTCACACCGATCCGCGGTTTAGCCTGCATACAAGATTTGGCAACTGGTCTCAGGAAGATATTAGCAAGTACGAAATCACCGAGATTCCGCTCTACGCCGCCCCGCCAGCGCCGGTATCTGTGCCTGATGGCGTAATACGCAAGGAGTTTGAGGCCTGGGCAA